ACCATATAGGCAATCTGCACAAAAACATACCCCCATTTTTGTGCAATTTGCACAAAACAAGATTTTTAGTTTTATCGTAAAACGATAAATCTTTATCGTAAAACGATAAATACCTATAGAATACAAACTATTTTCCGCTTAATTGTGCACTTTGCACAAAAAATATGCCAAAAACAGGGGTATTTTCGGGTATTTTTGTGCATTTTGCACAAAAAACTACAAACATAGTTATAAAACCGAAAAAGTAATCCCGGCTCAAAACCGGGCTTTTTGTGCAATTTGCACAAAAGCCGGTTCCCCGGCCTTGTGCAAAGTGGTGGGTTTGTGCAAGGTGCACAAAAGGCGGTAATTAGTTTAATAGTTCGATATTATTGGTAGTCTCCTGTTTTGTTTATGTTGTTAGAACTGGCCGTATTGATTAGTTGCTTGCCGTAAATGTGGTTATTTATCATGATACAATTTTTCCATGTCGCTTTGTTTGAACTGCTAGCGTCCCCGACAGCGACGATACCACTAGCGTTGTACGAACTATCAATATAGTTGTTGATAATACTACACTCGACAGCACGGAAAAGCCCCGCGAAAATACTTCTATTAGCATAACTATCCGCGTTCGCAATAGTAACATTTTTAAAAATATTTCCATCCACGAGCACATTAGTCGCAACGCCGCCGTTAGCGGCTCCGCTACCTAAATACATGATTCCTTGAGCATTTATGTAATCTCTGAACTGATTGTTCGCAATAATTACAGAATCACAACCGTTAAGAAATTGAATTGCTAGCGGCGGGGAGGGATAATCACTTGACTGCGAAGCACTTATTACGTTGTTAATGATGTTCACATTTTCCACTTTTTTATTTAACACAATTGCGATGTTCGTTGTAAATACCACAACGTTGCCGGATATCAAAGAATTTTTTATATTACTGTCGCACAATAAAATGCCGGTCTGACCGTCGCAGAAGTTCCCGGAGATCAATAATCCGTTTACATACCCCGATGTTTTATTTTTTATTTCAACAGCCCTACTATTTAACGACTGTCCAGAGTGAAACCTGTTATTTTCTACTCGTAAGGCCCTATAACCTGATGGATAGCCGGAAAAGTCGTTGTCGTTAGTGTCGTCCCCCCAGTCAAACAACAGAAATTTTGTGCAGTCCGTGAAAATGTTAGAATTTATAAAAACTCCGCGGCCGTAAAACTGTCCTGCGATATTAAATAACCTGAATGTGTTACCAATAATTTTACAATCGTTATCCGGTGTATATTTATTGTTTATTAACTGGCCACATCTTATGCAAGTACCTTTGTTTCGTGTTTTTGCTTGAAATGTCAAATATGAAACAACAACGGCTGTTGCTCGTATATCGAGTAAGATATTATCGTTGCTGTCAAAAATAATGCAATTGTCGTCATAGCTTCTGGAACCTGCGCCGCTGATTATCTGCCCGTTCGTATTAACCGTTATTGTTTTTGTAATTCTGTACGTGTAGTCCGACGGAAAATATACCATCAAACCGCTGTTGACAGCGTTTTGTACCGCGTCACTATCGTCATTAACGCCGTCTCCTACTGCTCCATACATTAGAGGAGTTACATAGTTTTGCGATAAAGTATCGCGAATCCGTGTTTGTTCAGCCGCTACGTTATTTTGTATAAAATTTACTTTGTCTATATAATATATCATAGCCTACCCCCTTTAAGACAGGGCAATCCCCGTTGTAACCATCAGAGAAGTCTCCTCAGAATTGTAGTTTACTGTAACCGCTTTGGCAGCGATAGTGCTAGCATCTGCCTGCGCGGCATCTGCCGCGGACTTCGCAGTCGCTGCCGCTGTCTTTGCCTGTCCTGCGGTAGTATTGGCGGTATTCGCCGTTGTCTGTGCATTGCTAGCGGCAGTTGCGGCATTGGCAGCTTTCGTGTCTGCGGCTTTAGCGGCAGTTTTAGCGGCATCGGCTGTCTCCTGCGCAGTAGCCGCCGCAGTTTTGGCCTGTCCTGCGGTAGTATTGGCGGTATTCGCCGTGGACTGTGCCGCGCTTGCGGTGCTCCGGGCAGCGGGATCAGCGATATCATAGGGCGTACCGTCCAGGTTGATTTTAGTTACATTTGCCATAATTTAGCCCTCCTTTTTTTCAATGATATTTAGAGTTTCATCATCTATATAGTGCACGGCATCGTATACAACGGTGCCCGTGTCTATACCGAAATTCAAAGAATGATCTTCTTCGTTGTAATAGGTGTGTATTGCAAATTGAATGATCTGTTTGTTAACCTCCGTCTGAATCACTCCAGGAAGCGTCTTGTCAATGTAATCATTGATCTTTTTCTCGAAATCGTCCACCTGCGATACTTTTTGCAAAATCCAGTCAAGATTTAGTTTGTGTAAATCACTGTAGGGAAATATCGTGCCAATATCAAACATTATAGCACCTCCTTAATTATAAACGCCTAAACAAAATTCCTTCGAAAACTCGTCTACGCAAAGTTTCCAAAAATTAAACAACCTTTCTTGTCTCATTTCCATGACCACCTGCGAAGCCGACCGCACCGAAGCGTCTCCATGCTCATGGCGTTCGATTTTTTCGGAACCCGTGTTTTTAACCTCGTTTTTCGTCCCAAGCGTCGCCTTGGCCTGCCCGTTCTGCGTCAACTCCCCGTCATTGAAAGCTTTTACAAAACTGTCACTTGTGTCGGTGCCGGAGTTTTCAGATGTCTGCACGAGATTCGGTGTACGAGTTTCCTCCGTGGTTATGTCATAATTTTCGAACGGATTATAATCGTAAACCGTCGTCTCATAAATCCGGGTGTAGCGGTCAATATTGAGATTATAAAATGCCGTTATCATTTCTTTCAGCACCGACGGCTCCGGGTATAAAATCTCCTGTGAACTCGTCTCTCCCAAAAGATATGTTTTAAAAGCATCCAAGTCAACCCCCTCCGGCATCTGCACGCCGTCAAGGATAGTCTGGTCTGCGTAATACATTCCCAGAAGTGATACTTTAGCTCCTCTACTCATTCTCTCCACCGCCTTCCCTCGTCAATGGTGTGGCTTCGTGAAACGTCTGTTCCATCGGATTGTGCCGGATGGACACGCTCAACTCTTCCACGTCTCTACCGAACATATCTTTGATTCGGTCAATGCTGTCCTGCCACGTCTCACGCCACAACTCAAGCTTCGTGGCCGTCTCCACGTTATTTGATGAAACCTCGTCGACAACCATGCGGCTTTTTTTCTGTTCGTTCGCGGTTGGAATACCGATTTCCCGGCAGAATGCATACTCCCAATTACGCAACAACTCCATAACCTCCGGGGCAATAAACGTATTTTTCAGATTTGTATTAAACATTTGCATCCGAATATTACCATCATCGTCAAAAAGGTCTTTATCCATCGCCACCGCCAGATTCCCGGAAAAGACATCATCCGCCATAGATTTGAATGTCTCCGCCGTCCGCTTGCTGTCCGATGCAAACACATAGCCAAGCGCAGACCCAAACGTGTTTACACTAGCAGTTTCCGCACAGATTGCCATCTGATCAGCATAATAGAAAACTAAATCAACCGGACTACCGTAATTTGGCATTAACTGCATGACCTCGCAATTCTGCCCGATAACAAGCGGCGTTGTTGTGTCAATCAATGGGTTGGCAATCACGCACTCTGAAGGACGATAAAACACGTTATACCCGGAAAGCGTGGTATTCATCGCAATCACACCAAACTTGTTAGTTTTGAAAACACACATATACCCTTCCGACATCATAACAGACAAGGTAAAATTCTTATCCCACGTCTTCGGCACCTGTATCTTATACACACCCATCAGTATATTGAACAGGTATTTAGCGAAAAATGCGAACAGCTGATTGTTTTTTGTGTGTATAGTAGAAGGACTGTGTTGACTATAAACAGAGTTTATGAAGTCATATGTATAAAATCTACTCAAGGTATACACCTCCATCTAACAGGGTATTGATCTGCACATTTTCGCTCTCCAGTCCTGCCGCCACGCTCGCCTGCATCGTCTGCACATAGCCTGACAGGGAGCCAATTCGGCGCACCTGCATAAGAGGATAGCCAATCACGGGCGCGGTGTCCTCCGGGTCTGTTGGGATATCCGTAAGATACCAATCGAGACAGACAGCGCCGGCATTGAAAGAATTATACGCATAGTTAAACCCTGCTATCAATGCTTTGCTGTCTACACTTCCTACGGTAGATACTGTAGGAAAAGCGAAAGACTGAAAAGCGGAAAAGGCATCTTTTGCGGCACCTCCGAAATTAAGACTAGCCGCCGAAGCAACTGCGCTAGCCGTGTCAACCGCTCCCTGTAGAGGATTGACAGAAATCGCAGAAATAGGAATGGTGTGACCACACTTTCCTGAATAGGAAAATTTTCCGCCATTATTCCCGCTCAAAACAACGATAAAATTAGCGGTGGACGGGTCAAATGTATATCTGACCTGTAGCGACGTTGACCCTATCAATTCATCCACGGGAAGTGAAACCTTTCCGATGAAGGGTAGCCAACATTCGCACGTCAGAAAAAGGGAGTTTTTCTGGAAATCTTTTGCCCCACCAAAACTCAAATCGATAGCTGTTTCGGCGGATGTTGTCAATAATGCATAATGCGCTGAAACCCCGCTATCCCAGTTTGCAATCTTTACGGTTGTTTCCGGGCTGAACCCGTATGCAAAAGTCGGCGGAAATGGTAACCAACACGCGGTAAGGATGGAATTGATAGACGCTCCCGCAAAGAGTTGTTGCATCTGGTCTGTGAACTCTGTAGCATCCGCTATAGACAACGCGTCAATCAAATCCCCGAGCCCGCTATAGTCTATTATGTAAGATTGAGTGCCGCCACCAGAACCAATTACTGTTATGCAATAGCACCCATCGCCCCATATTCCGGGGTAAAGATCTGCCGTCTGCTGGCTCCTGATTTTTGTCGTTGTTGTGGATATTCGCGCATCAGGAATAAGTTTATTATAGTTACTTGCGGAATAGATTATGAATGCCGACGTATTGAATATGTCATCCCGGAAAGACGCAAGGACGTCGCATACAAGAGATGCAATCCAAAAACCGCTTTCATAAGTCCACTCTGTGACATGGTAATACCTGCCGCCGAGCGCATTGATAAAACAAAAGCCGTAGGAGTACGGGGCGATACCTGCCGGAAAACTGAAACGTACAGAGGGGGCGGTCATGTCAAAAGGTTCCACCATTTCCCCGGAGAAGGTTTGCCCTCCATCCGTTGGAATTTTTGTAGAATTTTTCCTCTTGTTAAAAGACGGATAAAAAACAATCTCCATGACTACCCCCTATGATCTTAATCTAAGCAAAGGACAAGAGCATTCTCCGTGAAGTCGTTCCAATATTTATAGACTCCCTTCCATGCCATGTTGTAGTAATCTCCAAAAGCGTTCTGCGGCGTGGTATTTGCGTGCTCGTCCACGATGGTGGAACCGATTGCTTCCTCGTCAAACAGGACGCCGATAACATGGTCAACTGCTGTCTCTTCCTCGGAAGTTTTCACGGTTCCATCCGTGCCGGTGTAGCTCGCTGTTACATTGATCTGCGCTACGTCATTCGGATTCTGCCACCAATTTACCCGCTCATGATCTGCGAAGCGGAGATAGCTCTCGTTGTAGGTGGTGGAAAGAACCTCGGTCTTGACCTCATTCTCGAATGAGGACAGCATATACATTTTGAGATTTCTGGCAGGAGTGTGCCGGTGGATGGGAGATCCGGTAATATTCATATGATACTTAATCGTCCGTTCGCTCATGTATCCGGCAAGCGTCTCCAGCTTCGCATACATCCACCGGGCGAAGTCCTCGAAATTCGCCGCCTGCATAACGGTGTCAGAAGTAAGGGATGTTCCTTTTTCATCGTTATACATGGTAACCAGGTGCAGGACGTTGCCCGGGTCGGCAAAAGTTTTGCCGACGATAAAGTTGTTGAGGGTAAACCGGTTGAGATTTTCGAGCCGCTGCTCCCTCTGGTTTTTGATATGAAGCATTTTTGCGGAGAAATACCGCGCCAGCTCCTCCGGAGAATGGAACGCAGACGCAAGCTGCCGACGTGTGAACGTCTCGAAAAAGTCAAAGGTGGATTGTCCATAAAAGTTTGTCTGGAGAACGTCTTCCAGGGCAACCTTATACATATCGACAGACTGCCCATTAACCAGCTTAAACGCGTCATTGTCCGTTGCGTCCCGGTCAACAAACTGGATTTTACGGGTGTGATTTCCCCACTGTTCATTGGTGCGCATCAGCCCGGCAAACTTACGGTCGTATGGGCGTACGCTCATGATCGTGCGGGACAGCACCTGAGAGATTCCGATTGCGAGAGGGTCATAACCCGTTTTCAATGCGGTCTGTGCCACATTCACAAACGATGCCGTGTCAATGGTAGTTGTGGTTGCCTGTTCTCCGGTAACCTCTGCCATAATCGAGTTAACGATTGAAGCAATTTGGGTAACGGTCAAATCATTTGCCATTTTTACTCCTCCTTATCGTCATATGGATTGATGATTTTTGCAAGCTCGTCGGACGGATTATATTCCGGCTCCGGCTGTCGGCTTGCGACGACATTGCTAGCGATGATTTGGTTAGATAACTCCCGCATCATCTTGTAGACATCTTCAAATGTTTTGATTTCTGTGCTCCCTCCCCGTGTAAGCAAGTCCTGCGGCTGATATGCCGGTGCAGGTGTCGGTGCCGGAGCTGGTGCCGGAGCCGGTGCCGGAGCCGGTGCCGGAGCCGGTGCCGGAGCCGGTGCCGGAGCTGGTGCCGGAGCGCTCATAAAAGCGTCAATCTGATCTGCGGTGTAACCCGCTTTCGCTAATGCAACAATGTCTTCTAACTTCATTCTCTTATCCTCCTTCTTCCAAATCGTAATCTTTTCCATCCCATCCCCCGGGGGAACGTATCGCCATATACGGGGGACGGCCCCGGGCCGGGGCCTGGGCCTGGTGGCTCCGGCGGGTGCCCCTGTAAAAATTCGTACACAATAACGGCATTTTGGTACCTGGCATCCGCTACCGCTTTTGAGCGGTCTGCGGGAAATTCGTAGTCAAAAAGCCAACCCGTGCTTGCGGTGTATAAATCTGTCAGTCTCTTGTACGAGCTGAAGGGGTATGCCGCCGAGATATCCCAATAGGTGCAGTATCGTGTGCGGTTGAGATATTTGCCCGCACGGTCTTCGTCAATCACGATGATCTGCGCATGTCCGTCGGAAGTATTGGCTCCTGCCGATTGATAGGACGTTGAGAGTGACGGAGCGTAACCAGGTACTCCTCTACCGTAGTCATTGATATATCCACTGGCCGGCGTAAACTGCGGCAATCCGTAACCCTTGAGTGGGTCGCTGATATCGTCACGGTCGGACTGCCACCGCCACGGGTTTAGCCCTGATTCCGATTGCATATTTCCCACCATTCCGGCCACCGCTTCGGCTGTCCAGGTGCCGGACAGCTGATTCCATATTTCCTGCACATTATCGCACCACTCGACGGAACCCGGAGTGTATGCTCCTTTTAGTTTTGCGTGCCAAGTCATAGCAACTGGTTTACAATGCCCTGAACGGTGGCATAATCATAACCGGCGGCGGTCACTTTTTCCTTCCGCACAGTGCCATTGCCATAATCGCCACGAATGCAAGCGGTAGCAGCAGCATAATACTCGTTGACGCGGTTTTGCACGGAACTGTACTGATCTCCGAGTGCGCTTTTTCTTGCGTCCCCGTCTCCGTACTTTCCGGCGATAACCTCACGGGCAAGTATGTCAATGCTTTTCTCCCCCGTGTCAACTGCGGCAGTTACGGGAGTATCAAACAGCGCCCTTTCTGCCGCCCGTCTCCTGACAAGCCCCTCCAGTTTTACCCCGTCGGAATATACATATTCCGGGAGTTTTGCGGAAATCTCTGCGACGCTTCGCTTGCCGTTGTTCGTTAAGCCGTCAATGTTGCCTACGTTGTACGCAAAAGAAACAAGCGCGTCAAACTGGTTTTGATTCCATCCGTAACCGGAATATTTATTGACCGCATCTTCGGCTTCTTTCACATCCTGCCTGAGATAGGCTTCTGCCTGGGCTTCGGTAATCGTCATTCCCTGTTTTACGTCTGCTCCGTAGTGCCCGTAGCCAATCGTGTAATACTTGTCTCTTATCGTCGTTTTATAGGCCGTAAGGCGGAGACCCTCGAACTGCTCAATCAGCTTCAAGCCTTTTTCACTGATCTGCATCTTCTCCCACCTCCTCGAGACTGTTTAGCATTTTTTGCATGACTTCCGTGTTTCGGTTCAGCGCCGCTGTCACGTCATTGATTGCGGTTGCATAACGCTTTTGCATGTCATAGATTACATAGATGAGCAATCCGCACATGACAATCGGGAACCCCACGCTATCAATGAGTTGGCTAACAGTAGCTATATCCATCACAATCTCCTTTCCTCATTCTCCATAGGGAGCGCCCATCTATACTATAAGAGAGGATAGGAGAATGAACTACAACTTTAAGATAGGGAAGGCACTCATGAGGGCGCCCCCTCGTGGCACTCCTTTCGGGAGTTGCGTTTGCCTTGCCTTCCCTACTACTAATTCTATCAGAATTTATAGGTATTGTCAAGCATGGACTTTAGGGTGTAATTCTCAAAACTAACTTTTTGGTTCAGGTATGCCCGGAAAAATGCGGTATAGGCACGTTTAAATCGGTTTGCTCCGAGCGTATCCAGGTTGTAATACGGAATGCTCCCGGATTTATGAAAAGAAACATACCAGAATCCTTTTTCTGACTTATGCCGGTAAAATACCATTTCCCCCAACTGTGCCACGGGTTTATACTGTTTCAAATCCTCGCTGCGCACCTCGGACGTGTCATTATAGCTAAATTTGTTTCCGATAGCCATGGCGTTAAAATCTTCATCCTGACTGACGGAATATAGGGCGGTTTCCGCTTTCTTTTTCGAGATAGGCGACTTGAAAAAGTCAATCAATAATATGGACTGCCCATTTTTTCGGTGGATTTCCATCCATTCCAACCCTTTTTCTTTCATTTTCATTGCATTTTCCACAATCTGTAGTTCCATAAAGATAGGGTTGGCTATATTGTTTGTGTTCGCGGTTCCGAAGACAATCACGGGAGGGATCCCTTTTAGCTCTCGGTTTCGGTTGATGGATTCCACCAGATTAAAAAACGCCGTCCCCTCGTGTTTTATCCTCTGCTCCTCCAGCTGTGGGATATACTCGTCATAAAAAATCACTGGCCATTCGGACAAGCCCACAGACCGATAGGTCGCAAAGGTGGAAAGGCTGATCGTCATTCCTAACAGTTCTCCGACGGGGGAACGCTTGCCGTTCTCGTCTGTTTCCGTATGGTAGTAGCCTGCTGATTTTTTCGTGAGTGGGAACGGCTCAATGTCTGTACCCTCTGCGGGGTTGATCTTCGTGACGTAGTCATTAAAAGCCGGTTTGTTCAGAATGTCTATTGTGTCCTGTCTCCGGCGAAGATGGAAAAAAGGGAGACCTAACCGGGGTAACTCTAACAATGTGGTATAGGTTTTTCCCGCCCCTCGTCCGCCGTAAGTCAATACAAACATAATCTTTTTTTCTCTTGCGTATTCTATGATACTTCGCACATTTACATAGCCATTGTTTTGATATAATTGTAATTTTGACATATCTCAATCCTCCTTATGTTTCACGTGAAACATAACAAAAGAGGGCTTTCGCCCTCTTTCATCAGCCTTCAAAAGGCGTTTCCTCACTTGCCCATTCTTCGAAATGTTTCATGAGCACCTTGTCAAGTGCCGCCCTGGCTTCTTTCGTGCACGGGAAGACGATATCCCGGTACTGAGTATTGCCGTCCTTGTCCTTGTAGCTTGTCTGCGGGAAGGAGATGAATCGCCCTTTTCTTCCCTCGATAACTTTGATACCATTGATGGCAAGACAGTCATCAATGGTAATGTTCATATTCGCCAGAATGTTTCCTGTTCCTTCAAAAATTTTAACTCGCGTTACCTTCATTACTCGTTATCCTCCTCTTCATCTTCTGATTTCTCCGCGACAGACGTTGCGAAACGAACAAAGTCGTTGATATCCATTGCCAAGAGAAGCTCTGTCTCGCTGTCCACGGTGGCAGAATAACACATAACTCTGTCTTCCGTTACCTTGCCTACCTGTTTCGTCATGTCTGTGCCGTCACAGACTGTAATGACGTTCTCGGACGTTCTCCCGCTTTCGCTGTCAATATAGCCCATCCTCCATGTGACCGCTTTTACTCTTCTTGTTACTTTTTGCATGTTTTACCTCCTATCATTGTGTGTGTCTATATCTCATTACAAGTTTGCCGGAAAAAATCGAGCATTAACTTGTAAGTGATACCGGTTACTTCATCGTCCATCTGTGCCAGTGCAAGACACATGGACGCCGCACCGCCTAACCATGTTTCCAACAGGTTTTGCGGAACTTGCCCCGCCGCTTGTTCTTTCAGTGCCTGGAATGTCGCCAGATACATTGTTTGTCTTTCTACTCGTGTCATTGTTCATCCTCCTTATATACCGCTATGTATAAATCATTCGTCACGGCAACGATACTGGAAACGATACGCCTTCCGACATCATCAGGTATCTTGTCAAGCTTAGCAATCCCGTCATATAATACCTCCGATGCTGTGTCTGTTTCAGGGAAATACATTATCCTAATAGTCGCGTACCTCGACACAAAAGCGTTAAGAAATTCGTGCACTGTCATGTTTTTCATTGTTCATCCTCCTTAATCTTCGAAAAACTCAGGGTACTTGTCCCCATACTCTCCTAGCATGAAATCGTCAAAATCCATGTCTTCCTCAATCTCTCTAATCTCTTCTGCTGTCATATACATTTACCTCTCTTTCTTGTTCTTTCCTTTCTGTGATTATATAGTAACATACAGTAGTTAATATGTCAACCCAGATTCTAGATGAAATATGGACAAAAAATTAACGTATTTTTTGTGCACTATGCCAACACCCCCCTACGTTTCATCGTGCCGTCAAGTATACTCCGATATTCATCCGTCACACTTAGGCGGTATGTGCTATCCACGATAGAACAGTTTTTAGATATGTATATCGATTTCCCTTCCGGCGTTTCCAAGATTCCGAAATCCTCGTCCTGATATACCACGTCCTTCCCTCCGGCGGCGTGGAAGGTAAACCCTTCCTTCATGGCGGGCAGTCCTCCGTGCTTATCTAATTCTGCTCCGCCTAACTTTTTGACTACTCCGGCGATAGTCGTGTGTAATACGCCGTCCTCGGCTCTATAGGCGTATTTCTTCGCTCCCATCGTTTTGAATTCTGTATAATATCCGTCGTATTCGTATACACCGAGATAATGCGTGACACCTTTTTTGTCCGTAGCGACACCACCATTTTTCGTGCTTTCCTCTCGCCGTGCGGCGTTGTATTCGGAAAATGCTTCTCGGATATCTCCGGTATGCTTCACACTGTCCGTGTCCCAGTATACGACTTTTTCTCCGGTCTCGTATGCGATATTGATTCCATCAATCAGGCGTTTTCTTGCCCAAGCGGTGCACCATACACCCCAAGCGTAGGATAGGAAAGCGTTTTTTCGGTCGTGTATATAGTTCTCTTCGGTCGGCTTCTGTACTTGCCAAACGCCGTCAACATAGATATTTGATTCTCTCATGGGATTCTGTGCCATCATGCCGTAGGCGGCATTGAATTTATTTTTCGACTTCGCATAGAAATACTCCTGTCCGTCAACCCCCTTGAATTGTGTCTTAAAGTCAAACAATTCCTGTAGCTTGTCCCGGAGGGGTTGCGGAAGATAGTCGTATTTGCTTTTATATGCTTCTGTGATTTCGTGACTATTAAAGTCGTATATTGATAAGATGATATCTAAGTCGATATCCGTCACGCTGATTTCCAAAAAATCCGCGCTTAATACGCGTCCGTTGTCATTTATGAGTTCTCCGATTACTTCGCATTTTGCTATAGGTATATAAGGGTCTGGATAATATTCATCAATCAGGCGGACGTTCCATAGCCTGATAGTGCAGACAAAAGCATACCCCTTCTTTTTCTCTTCCATCAGCTTATCTACACAATCGGTTTCCACTTTACGCCATGCCCCCATGGGGTATTTCTCGTTCATGAGGACAGCTGGGTAACTACTCACTCTATCATCACTGTATATATCGTTGATAATGCGGTCGGCATACCACCTGTTTGCGTGTGTGTCCCCGCCCCGGAATGCTTTTCGCAAAACCTGATAGACTTTATACGGCGGGATAGTGTTTTTATATGCGTCTCTCATAGGCATTAGCAGGGCTTTTACTTCTCGCCGCAAATAAGCCGTTGACGTGAGAGGGATAGATAGGAGCGTGTCGTGATCTCGTTCCATTTCAATATATATTGCTTCTACAAGACCCTTCACATCGTTGATACAGTACCCTAATTCCGTGTCCGTTAATTCTGTCCATGGATATCTTACGATATTATAGTCCAGGTCTCCGACTTTTTTCTTGCCCTCTACTCCGACGGATTCGAGAAATTTTTCTAATGACATGTTCGAGTGGTAATAACTGCATCTGTATTCAATCTTGTCATTGTACGTTGCTTTCAATGGGCGGCGTGATTTCGGAGCAAAGACTTCCCATCGGTCAGATGGATAGATACCGGATAGGAAGTGGAACTCGAATGCCAGATTGTGCACATACACAACTAGTTTTGCGGTGCCGATAGCGTTTTCGATTTTCTCGATAAATTCCTTGTACTCCTCCCATGTTCTGCCTATGATAGTGTTCTCTTTCCCTATCTGAAACATCCATATATACATAAATGAGTTGTAGACAGGTTTTTCCTTTCCTCTGTCTTTTTTCCATCCTGTGACTACTCTTGTGGTTTCAATGTCAAACGCGCACACGACATTTTTATATCGTGTCTTTTCACGTCCTGCACGGTTTCCACGCTTGTCGGTTATGACGTCCATGTTTTTCAGTTTTGTAAAATCATATTCTTGTGGTGTGTAAATCATCTCTTCATCTTCTTTCTATAATATTCTGCTGTTCTCTTTTTACTATCCCTTGGTTTCGGAATCTTTTCTAATTCCTGTTTTTTATCATAAAAGCTGTCGAAGTCTTCTATGAGAGACTCCTTATCTTTTATTCCTTTTTTCTCAAACAGCTCAAACATATCAACAATTTCATCGCTGGTATAGATAGCGTCGAGATTTGCCGCGCGTATTTTGTCCATAAATTCGCCGAATGCTTTCAGATTGCGTTTATTTATTCCCGTAAAACCTGCCTGTTGAAGTGAACGAATTGTTTTCGCACGCGCAATCTGATTTCCTCTTACGGAGGATCTTTTTGACTTCAAAAAGCGATACACTTGATTAAGTTTTACATCAACCTCCTCTCGAGACATTTTCCGTACGTTTTTATCATATTGACCTTTATTTGATTTATATACATCTGATTGCTCCCATTCCGTGCCTGAGAATTTCTGAAGACGGTCGTTTGCTATGTGTTGTAGCCTTCTCAACTCGGAGCGCTTCTGCCCCCATGTCATGAAACTATCATCTACATTTTCATAAAATTCAGCGGGGAAGTTAAATATTTTTTTCGCCATGTTATACACCTCCTTGTCTCATTATACCATATCGTGTTTATAATTGTTTACAAAGTTTCGACCAACTTTTGTGTACATTGCACAAATAGTCACTTTGCACAAGGCCGGGGAACCGGCTTTTGTGCAAATTGCACAAAAAGCCCGGTTTTGAGCCGGGATTACTTTTTCGGTTTTATAACTATGTTTGTAGTTTTTTGTGCAAAATGCACAAAAATACCCGAAAATACCCCTGTTTTTGGCATATTTTTTGTGCAAAGTGCACAATTAAGCGGAAAATAGTTTGTATTCTATAGGTATTTATCGTTTTACGATAAAGATTTATCGTTTTACGATAAAACTAAAAATCTTGTTTTGTGCAAATTGCACAAAAATGGGGGTATGTTTTTGTGCAGATTGCCTATATGGT